ATCCCGGCAACTGCAACCAATAATAAAATATTGGGGTTTGCTTTTGATTTAGGAAATTCAACAGAATATAATGCAGATTTGCCAAATGTAAACGCAAACTTTACACCTGCACAGGCTGCAAAATGCGAAGTATATATTGATAAAATACAAATATTTAAGGGGGTAATTAGAATCCTTGAAATTGTTATGAATAAAGGTATTATTCAATACCAATGTGCGGTGTTTGGTGAATTAGGTGGTTTTATTACTGAATTGGGAAATAGGCGTTTAGAAGATTTGGATTTTAGCGAATACAACCATACGTGGAATGTGACAAGTATAACAAACAGTTGGAATACAATTGCGGGTTCGGGTTATTATTATCCATTAATTGATTACGGTAATGTTTCAACAAATAAAGACGACTTTTCAGTAAGTACATTTAGACCGGCATTATATGCAAAGGAATATATTGAAAAGATATTTGAAGGCACAACATATACTTTGAATTGCGACTTTTTTGAAACAGATTTATTTAAAACCCTTATAATTCCAAATAATAGTCAAACAATTCAGGGTACAAATGACAGGTTTATTTTAGGCACGATTAGTGCAACAAAAACAATATTAAATTCAAACACACCAACCGCACGAAACATTGATTTACCTTTTGACGATACGACTTTACTTGATTTTACGGAAAATGGAAGTAAAAGCGTATTTACTTATACTGACGGGACAAAGACTGTTAGGGCGTTGGCTTCAATAACAGGATTGTATCAAACTGACGCCGCTTCGTCAATTAATGCGACTTTATATGTTGCCGGTGTTGCGGTTCAAACTTTAGTTGTAAATACATTTTCGGCAAATAATCCTTTTACTTTCAATTTTGATTGGACAGGTAATATTGCAAATACAAATACTGTTTACATAAATATAAGCGTTCCGGGAACTGCAAACACATATATTGTCAGCATTTCAAATGCAAATTTTACATTTACTCAATTGGCTGCGCAATTGGCTTCAGTTGCTTACAATGGTACTGTTTCAATGAATAACAATTTACCAAAAGGTATTTTCCAAAAGGATTTTTTCCTTTCAATATGTAAAATGTTTAATTTATACGTTTATCAGGATAATATTAACGACAAACAGATTAACATTGCGCCTTATGTTGACTTTTATTCTGACGCAGTAACTAACAGTTTGGATTGGTCACAAAAGATTGATACAGGTTCAACAATGTCAATTAAACCAATGTCACAGTTGAACGCGCGTTATTATGCGTACAAATATTCAGAAGATTCGGATTATTACAATGAAAACTATAAAAAGAAGTACGGTCAAACTTATGGTGACTTTATTTATGATTCACAATTTGATTATGTAAAAGATACGGCTTCAACACAGATTATTTTTGCGCCAACTATTTTAAGGCAACCAACTTCGCACGGACACGCTGACAAATATTTTTCTGTTATTTATAAATTATCAAATTATAATACACAGGAAGACCCAATGGATTCTGTAATTAGAATCTTATTTGCTAAAAAATTAAACATTGCGCACACGTGGCATATTAAAAGTGGCACAAATGGAAGTGGGTCAAATTTAGCTTCATTGACAACTTACGGTTACGCAGGACACTTAAACGACCCAACAAGTCCAACGTTTGATTTAAATTTTGGCGCACCAAAGGAATTGCAATTTCCTGCGACAACATACCCAACAAACAACCTGTTTAATACGTACAATTTGCCGTACATTTTGGAAATAACAGATATTGAATCAAAGTTATTGGCTTGTCGCGTTTATTTAACTGCGGTTGACATATATAATTTGGATTTTAGCAAATACATTTGGATTAATGGCGTATTATTTAGATTAAATAAAATTGAATCTTACGACCCGACGGCATACAGGACAACGCTTGTCAATTTATTAAAAGTAATAAACACTAATTAATGGTAGAAGAAACTATTGGGATAAACGTCACCACCAACGCGGCACAGGCTGCACAGGACGTTCAATTATTAGACAAAGCATTTGACGAAACAGACAAGTCGGTTAAAAGTTTAAGAACGCAATTAAGGGAAGCACAGGCAGACGTTGGTTTAATGGCTGACAAGTTTGGTGCGACTTCAAAAGAAGCAATTAATGCGGCTAAACGTGCGGCTGACTTAAAAGACCGTATTGGTGACGCAAAGGCGTTAACAGACGCGTTTAATCCTGACGCCAAATTTAAGGCGGTTGCTTCTTCATTGGCAGGGGTTGCAGGTGGATTTAGTGCGCTTCAGGGTGCAATGGCTTTGTTTGGCAATGAGAATAAAGACGTTGAAAAGGCTTTATTGAAGGTAAATGCAGCAATGGCATTGTCGCAAGGTTTACAATCGGTTGGTGAAAGCGTGGATTCGTTCAAACAATTGGGTGCGGTTATTAAAAGTACAACCATATTTCAGGAATTAAACAACGCAGCAACTAAAACGGCTGCAACTGTTCAAAAGGCTTTTGGCGTTTCTGTTGACAGTACGTCAAAAGGATTTAATGTTTTAAAAGGTGCAATTGTGGCAACCGGTATTGGTGCATTGGTTGTTGCTTTGGGTTTAGTAATAAATAACTTTGACAAAATTTCAAATTGGATTAAAAACAGTCCTTTGGGAAGTTTGGCAAAGGGTGTGACAAATTTGGTTGAACAATTTACAGACTTTATTGGGGTTACAAGTGAAGCAGAACGTAATTTAAACAAATTATCAGTTGCAAATGCAAGGGCAAATGAAGATATTGAAAACCGTATTAAAGTATTAAAGGCGCAAGGCGGTTCAGAAAAGGAAATTTACGATTTAAGTAAACAAAGGGTTGAAAACGAACTTTCAACTTTACGTGAAAGCTTAAAAACTAAAGGTACTTTAACAGAAGAAGAAGCAAAACAATTCAGAAGTTTAAAGACTGAACAATTAGTTTTGACTGCGGATTATAATAAAAAAGTTTCAGACGACAATAAAAAAGCGGCTGAAGATGCTAAAAAGAAACGTGACGAAGATAATAAACAAGCTATTGCAGACAAAGCGACTGCGGACAAAATGCTTATTGACCTTCAGAATGAAAAGGCATTGGCTGAAATAACTTCAGAAGACGACAAAGCAAAGAAACAGGCTGAAATAAATATGAACGCGCGTATTGCTGAAATTGACGCTTTAAAGGTTGACACAAAAACAAAGAACGAATTAAAAAAGGCAACTGAAGAAGCTTATCAATTAGAAGTTGCTGCAATTGACGACCAAATAAAAGCTGACCGCGCTGAAAAGGATAAAAAGTTTGAAGAAGATTTACAAGCAACATTATCAGAAGCGCGTATTGCTAAATTAAAAGAAGGCAAAGAAAAAGAAGTTGCAGCTTTGGACGAAGCTTTGGAAGCTGAAACAAAAAAGGTACTTGACAACGCGGATTACACAGAAGAACAAAAAGGTAAAATGGTTGCAGCTTTACGTGAAAAATATGGCGCTGAAGTTGCTGAAATTGACGCCAAATATGTAAAAGAAGCTGACGACAAAGAACAGGAACGTTTGGATTCTATTGTTAATAATGAAAACCTTTCGTACGAAGCAAGGAAAAAAGGTGTTGACGACGCATTGGCATTAAATAAAAAACTTTTAAAAGAAGGTAAAATTGATGCTGAAACATATACCAAAACTGAAAAGGAATTAAGCGACGCAAGGGTTGAAATTAGCAAAAAAGAAGCGGCTGCACGTGCTGAAAACGCCCAAAAAATAAGTTCAACATTAAAAAACGCTGCAAAGGCAATTGGTGAACATACGGTTGCCGGTAAGGCGGCTGCAATTGCTGCAACAACAATTGATACTTATATGTCAGCAACGGCGGCATTCAAGTCTTTAGCGGGTATTCCAATTGTCGGCCCGGTTTTGGGTGCGGTTGCTGCGGCTGCGGCTATTGCTGCGGGTTTAAAGAACGTTAAAGCTATTTTAGCGGTTAAAGCGCCAACCATTCCGGGCGGTTCTTCTGAACCGGGTTTTGCAGATATACCTTCACCGGGCGCACCTTCAACAGGTGGTGGTGGGTCAATGCCGGATTTAGGCGGTGGCGGAACGCCGTCTTTAGGTGGTGGCGGTGGTGGTGACACAGGCGGTGGCGGCGGCGGTGGTGCAATTCGTGCATACGTTGTTGAAAGCGACATTTCAGACGCACAAACCCGTGAAGCTGAAATACAAAACAGGGCGCGATTTGAATAAACGATAATTATTAAAAATAAAACTATTTAGTGTTATGAATACAGATTTACCAATTTTTATGTTGGATATTACAGAAGACATAAACGACGACGCACAGGTTGACTTTATTGCATTGGTTGACCGTCCTGCAATCCAAAAGAATTGGAACGCATTTAATAAAAGCCAAAAATTTGAAATTGCAAATGAAGACCGTCGTATTATTAGTGGTGCTATTATGTTGGCTGACAGTCCTATTTTTCGCAGCGATAGCACATACGGTGATTATTATGTTGCTTTTAGTAAAGACACTATTCTTAAAATTGTTCAGAAGTTTTTTAAGAAGGGTTTTCAAAGTAACGTCAATTTAATGCACGATTCAAACGCACAATTTGAAGGTGTTACATTATTTGAAAGCTTTATTTCAGACCCTTCGCGTGGCATTATGCCAATGAAAGGATTTGAAGACGCACCGGTTGGAAGTTGGTTCGGGTCAATGATTGTTGACAATGAAGAAGCGTGGCAAAAGGTTAAGAATGGCGAAATTGCCGGGTTTAGCGTCGAAGGATTATTTAACTACAAACCACGTGAAGTAAACAAAGTTGCTTCAATGGTTGAGGAAATCCAAAAAATATTGTCACAGGTTAAGTGATAAACATTTTATTTTTTAACTATATAATAAAAAAAGTATGAACGCACAGGAAGCAATTTTAAAAATTAAGGCATTGTTTGAAGACAATGTTGCGCCTGTTGAAGTTGAAGCTGAAGTTGCACCAATGGTTGAAGAAACTAAGGTGGAAATGGCAGAATATTCTTTAATGGACGGGACTAAGGTTGAAATTTCAGCTTTAGAAATTGGCGGTTCAGTTACATTGGCAGACGGTTCAATTGCACCAATGGGCGACCACGAATTAATGGACGGAACAGAAATTACTTTAGACGAAAACGGTATTATTATCGCTATTGAAACTAAAGTTGAAGAAGTTTTACCTGAAGTTGACACAGAAGTTGAAGCTTCAAAAGAAGAAGACAAAAAAATGGCTGAAATGGCTGAACAATTTGAAGCAAAATTTACTGAATTGATTGAAGCTAAAGAAGCGGCTGAACAAAAAGTTTTGGATTTAGAAAATAAAGTTAAAGAAGGATTTGCACAGGTAGCCGACTTAATTATGGCGCTTTCAAATGTTCCAACCGCAGACCCAATTCAAAAGCCAAACGGATTTTCTGAATTTGTATCTAACAAAGATATTAAGGAAGAAAGATTGAGCAAATATAGACAAGCATTATTAAACAATTAAAATTAGATAACAATGGGATTTAATGTATCAGCATTAGCAAACTACACAGAACAAAACGCAGCCTTATTGGTAACGTCTTCTGTATTAGGTGCAAAAACTGCAACTTTAATTAAAAGTGCAGGTAACGTTATGGTTGGCGTAAAGTCTTCTGAAACGATTAACGTTATGGACACAGACGCAATATTTCAAAGCGGTGGAAGCTGCGGATTTACTGCTTCAGGTTCAACAACTTTCACACAAAGAACTGTGACTGTTGGAAAAATTAAAGTAAACGAAGCTTTATGTCCTAAAGACCTTGAAGCGAAGTATTTACAAAAAGCATTGCCAACAGGTTCAATGTATGATTCAGTTCCTTTTGAGCAAGAATTCGCAGACAAAAAAGCGAAAACAATTGCTGCTCAATTAGAAACTTCTATTTGGCAAGGTGACACAGATAGCGTAAACGTTAACTTAAACAAGTTTGACGGTTTAGTTAAATTGATTGGCGCTGCTTCAGGTGTTGTTGCTGCTAACGCTTCAACTTACATTTCAGGCGCACCATTAAGTTCAATTACTGCTGCTAACGTTATCAGTATTTTTGACGGTGTTTATCAGGCAATCCCTGCTAAAGTTGTTGCTGCTGACGATATGACTATTTTCTGTGGTCAGGATTTGTTCAGAACTTACACAATCGCTTTAAAAAATAGCGGTTCATTCAATTACCAAATTGATGTAAAAGCGGATAGCGAATTTGTATTACCGGGTACAACTATTAAAGTTGTTGCAGTTGCAGGTTTAAACGGTACAAACAAAGTTTACGCTACACGTTTAAGCAACTTGTTTATTGGTACAGACTTATTGAACGAAGAAGAAAAGTTTGAAATCTTCTACGCTAAAGAAGCTGACCAAGTACGTTTTGTTTCTGAATTCAAAATGGGTGTGAATTTCGCATTCCCTGACGAAATGGTTAAGTTCGTATTGGCATAATATTCGGGGGGTGAAATATCCCCCCTTTTTTTAAAAAATTAAATTATTCAAAATGGCGTGTGCATTAACACAGGGATATACTTTAGATTGTCGCGATAGTTTAGGCGGAATCGTTGAAGTTTACTTTACTGAAGCTGCTAACGTTACTACAACAACTGAAGCAAGTGGTGTAATTACTGCTTTGACTAAAGCTGCGGGAAAACGTTTTTGGAAATATGCTTTGGTAAAAGATACTTCAATGTTCAATCAAACAATGAATGCGTCCGTTGCAAACGGAACTGTATTCTATGCGCAAGAACTTCAGATTATCCTTAACAAATTACAGACCAATACAAGAAACGAATTATTGTTATTGGCTCAAAATTCTTTAGTTGCAGTTGCAAAAGATAGCAACGGAATTTATTGGTATTTAGGAAAAACACGTGGTATTGATATGACTGCAAATGCAGCTTCAACCGGTACTGCGCAAGGTGACAGAAGTGGTTTCACTTTAACTTTCACAGGTTCAGAACCTGCTTTAGCGCCAAGTGTAACTTCAGTTGTTGCATTAGCTTTAGAAACACCGGGTTCTTAACAACTTTGTTTTTCATAGGTTTATAGGTTTGCCGCCGTTCCTTAATTGGTTCGGCGGTTTTTTTATTTTATAAAGTAAAGCGAAAACTTTACTAAAAATGGCATAAAGTAAAGGCAAAACTTTACATATTAGGCTTATTTGTTCCCTATATGCAACAAATTGCATTTCCTGCTATATATACGTATATGATTAGGTTAACAAAGGGTGCAACCCAAAGCATAATTTTAACACTAACTGAAAAACAGTTATTAACGAACCCAAATTACTTGTTTGTTTTCACGAATAGAAGTGCAAACACGGAAATTAAGTTTGTTTTGTTAAATGCTGCGGATATTAGCCAATACAAAGACCGTTACAATGAATTTAGCATTGTGACGAATACCAACTTTGGAACTGCGTTAAACGGTCAATATGATTATCAAATTTACGAGCAAACAAGTACAAGCAACACCAACCCGACCGGCTTAAATATGGTTGAATCAGGGATAATGGAATTGGTTGGAACGCCTTTTGAATTTACGGAATACCAAACAACAGACACTTATAAAATAAGACAATAATGGATTTACGAGTATTAACATTTGCAGAAGCACGTCAACCTGAATTCAAAGAAAAGAAGGGTGAAGGTTATATTCAGTA